AATGCAGAAATATGTTCAGCATCTGTAGATTTGAAAGTAACAGATGCGTTCATTTTGTAGTTATTGATAAGACGAACTAATTTCTTTTCAACATACTTAAAGTTTTTATTTTGTGCATCCCAATACTTACTTGGTGTAGATGAGTCAACTCCCTCAAAGTAAAAATCAACTGTGCGGGTAGTTATATCTGTAATTTGTGTTGTCATAATCTGATCCGTTCTGTAGGGGCCGTTCCCCAATGAGATAAAAATAGCATTTTGTATATACAGGGGCAAACCCAAAGGGGGTGTTTTGGGTAACGGTTTGATAACGCTTTCTAGGCGTGTTAGGCTCAACTTGAAAGGCCACCTTTGGGGAATGAGGTGGCTTTTCGCCATTCTCAGCCCTTTTCAGCTCGTTACCCTACAATTGCCCAATGACCACGCTGATTGCCTTCCAGGGGCCTGATTTTGCCATTTTGGGGGCAGACTCTCAGGTGACTGATGGGGATAAGCGTATCCTTTCCCCTGCCACCCCCAAGATCGTGAAGTTAAAAAAGTACCTGTTGGCAGTTAGCGGTGATTGCAGGCCAGGTGACATTCTTACCTACAACTGGACACCGCCAGCCTACGATGGCACCAAGCCAACGGTTTTTGTTGGCCGCAAGATTATCCCAAGCATTATTGCTGCCTTTAAATTGCAGGGATTTGATTACACCAAAGAAGGAATCAGTTATTCATATTTGCTGGCATTTGCTGGCAATATATTTGAAATTGGCGATGATTTGAGCCTCACCCAATCTTCGGATGGACTCTATGGAGTTGGATCAGGCAGTGCCTACGCGCTTGGCGCATTGGCTGGGCAACTGCCAAACCTTGCTAAATCTCAATCAGCAAAAGAACAAATACTTAAAGCGCTGGCAATTGCTGCCAAATATGACATAAACACCAGCGCACCTTTTCAGATTGAGATTCAGCGAGTCTAGCGGGTTGCCCTGTTCAAAGGTGTGTAGTATGTGCGCACCTACTTTGAACGGAAAGGAATCAAATGTTTTGGTTAGGGTTAGTTTGTTTAATCATTGGCGTTTTAGCGTTATATGCAATCATAATTTCAGCTTTTGAGATTGGTGAAGGCCGATGAATTTAGATCAATTTAAGAAACCACGCGAACCATTATTTTCACTTCATAATCATTCAGATGGGCATATCGCCCTGTATCTTGAAGAACAAGATGCGGTAAAAGATATGCTTGAAGATGTGGTGGGCAATTTTGACCACAAAATGCTGATGGAACTGCAGGGAATCTGCGCAGAATCAGTAAAGGCCGAAGGCCATTTTGACCGACTGGAAACGGCACGCGAGAATCTAGGCGATGGCGCACCATTACTTTGCAGTATGACTGAACAGGAAGCATTGATTTTGGCTGAAGATTTGATTCGAGCAGTTAAGTTTGCCCGCATTGGCCGCGAGGCTCAAGACAATTACCCACGACTCAAAGGAGTTCCAAACTTTTAATGGCTAATCCAAACGGGCGCAAAGGCGCACAATTTGAAACCGATGTTATGCGTTGGCTTCGTGGTGCTGGTGCCTTGTGTGAGCGTTTGGTGAAGGCGGGTAAGAATGATGAAGGCGATTTAGTCGCAATCATCGCTGGCAAGCAATACATTCTTGAACTCAAGAATCGTAAAACAATAAGTTTGCCTGAATTTTGGCGTGAAGCTGAAGTTGAGGCAGAAAACTATGCAAAGGCTCGCGGTTTATCCGAGGTGCCATTGCATTACATCATTCTCAAGCGCCGAAACGCTGGGATTGAACAAGCCTGGGTAATCCAGGATTTGCAGCAATGGTTAGCAGAAAAGCATTGAAAAGTTTTGACTTCTTTGTTGATTTGCCACGATTTGCTCAAGCAAAGTGTTCAGATGTTGAGGATAAGGACTTGTTCTTTCCCGATAACCGAACACAAGAGGCAGAAAGACTGCACCAACTTAAAGCAATATGCGCAAGTTGTATTCACGAAAAGGAGTGTTTGGAGTACGCACTAGAAAAGCAGATTCCCCACGGATTTTGGGGCGGGTCAACACCTGCAGATCGAGATTCCGTAGTTATCGCAAAGAATAAAAGTTATGCCTTCAAAGGGATTGCATTATCAATTATTCAATTGCATAAAAAAGGGATTTCTGCCAACGAAATTGCCGCCCAACTTGATACCTCACCTGGTTATGCCAAGCGAGTGTTGAAGAAGTTGGCAGCAACTGAACAAGGAGCAGAACCATTACACCAACAGATAAAAGGCTCATCAAAAGGCTTGCACTAATCGTTTCGGTTAGCGTTATGACTTCATTGGTGGTTCAAGCAATAATGGCACCGCCTGCAATACCCGAATTGGTGATTTACAAAGATCGCCCGGCGTTGATGCAGGTAAATGCCAAAGAAGTAGCCCGCGAGCTACTTACAACTAAACAGTTCAAGTGTTTTTCAGCCCTAATGGGCAAAGAAAGCGCCTGGCAAGATAAGAAGAATCCAAATAGCACCGCATCAGGTGTTGGGCAGTTATTGGATGGCACTTATCGCAATCTAGGAATGAAGCGCAGTAAATCTACTGTTGCTCAAACTGTTGCAGCACTGGCCTACATAGGCCGAAGATATGGTTCCAGCGGTCCTTGCGGGGCGTGGGAACATTTTAAACGCAATAACTATTACTAATGGGGGTTAGTATGAGCGTAGAAATAGAAACAGGCGTGGTGGACTTTGATGCCAACACCGCCGCTTGGCTTGAGCAATATAAATCTGCACAAGTCAAGATCAAAGAACTGCAAGAAGTTGCAGATGTTGCTCGCGCACACATCGAGCGAGCATTGGGCGATAATCAATTGGGTATGTTCTTAAACCGCCCTGTTGTTCGCTATACATTTGTTGAAACAAGGCGCTTTGATACCAAACGCGCCCGTGAAATCCTGCCTGCTCAAGTTATAGATGCTCTTGAGGTAGTATCCACTTCTCGAAGATTCTCTATTGTGAACGAGGACGATTAACAAATGACTTTTACGCCTTTGAACTCGCCAGCACAACAATTAGCCGTTGAACTTGGCGGCATAATCAGTGAAGCAAGTAAATGGTCACCACGAAGCCAACAGGTTTATATCGGACCTAGTGAAGTTGGCCAAGAGTGTGTTCGCAGACTTGCTTACAAGTTGCTGGATTGGGATAAGGCAAATGAATCGGGTGGCGGTTCCTGGGCTGCCAATGTCGGAACCGCCATCCATTCATTTCTTGAAGAAATCTTTGCCAAGATGCCTGAAAAATATGAGGTTGAGCAAAAGGTTAAAATTCGAGCCAACCTTTCAGGCACCATTGACCTTTACGATATTGAAAAAGGCTATGTGCTGGACTGGAAAACCACATCACCTGCAGGTGTCAAAGCCAAGCGCAGTGAAGGTGCCACCAGCCAACAGATTACTCAAGTTCAGCTTTATGGTTACGGCAAAGCACAAACTGGCGTAACTGTTAACAAAGTTGGACTTATCTACCTGCCAACTGGCGGGTCAATTGAAGATATGCACATTGAACTATTTGATTATGACGAGCAGGCAGCACTTGATGCTCTTGCTCGCCTTGATTCGGTGTATTCATTGCTATCTACCATTGATGTTGAGGAGAATCCCGCCATGTGGCCACTAATCCCTTCAACACCATCAAGAATGTGTATGTATTGCCCTTATTACCGACCTTATAGCAATGATTTATCAGTTGCTTGCAATGGTGATACAGATGTGTGAGCGTGATGGTTGCGATTGCGGATTTCCCGCTAAAACAATCAATGACATTGCCAAAGAATTGGCTGAACTCACACCACCAACAGAGTTAGAAACAAACTAACACCAAACAAAAAGAAACGGGGGAAAGCCAAATGGCTTTTTCAGCACCAAGTAGCAATACAGAATCAGTGAAGGTTGCCGATCTCAACGGCCACCTATTGATTCTTGAAGCAATTGAATACAAAACAGGCATTGCAACAGTTCACGGTGATGCCGATGCAATCGAAGTACGCATCAATGATTTAGATACTGGATTCACACACGATTCAGTATTATTCTTCAATGTAGCTTTAAAGAACGCATTGAAAACTAAGATTGGCCAAAAGGTATTGGCACGCATTGGTCAGGGAACGGCAAAGCCTGGAAAGTCTGCGCCGTGGATTCTGCTCGATGCAACTGGCGATGCTGATGCAGTGGCTAAGGCAAACGCATTTATTGCAGGTGCCAGTGCGCCTGCTACGGCTGCGCCTGCGCAATCTGCTAGTATCAATGACCCTGCAGTTCAAGCATTGCTTGCACAATTGGGAGCAACACCAGTTAAATAATTTCTTGGTTGTTTGTCCTTTCTGACCAAGAGAACGGCGTTGTGATGGTTCACAGGTGAGGGATTGCATCGGGGGATGCAACTGCAGGTTCGATTCCTGTAACGCCACGCAAGACTAGCGAACGGGGGAACGGTGCCAAATTACGATTACAAATGCGAACAATGCAAGCAAACATTTGAATTGAACTTGCCGATAGATAATAAAGAATTGCCATTTTGTGAAGATTGTGAAAAGCCATTGGTGCGTATCTACACGCCAATCCTTTCAATCTTTAAGGGTGAAGGATGGGGTGGCAAATGAGAACTGCCGTTTCATTATTTGCTGGCGTTGGTGGCTTTGATTTAGCCTTAGAACGCAATGGGGTAAAAGTAGTTGCATCAGTTGAGATAGATAAAAAAGCACAAGAAGTATTGAAGAAACATTTTCCACAATCAACCATATTTGGAGACATAACGGGGGTAACAGGTGAACAACTTATCGCAGCAGGATTTATTCCAGGATCAGGAATCATCACAGGTGGATTCCCCTGCCAAGATTTATCAGTGGCTGGAAAACGAGCAGGATTGGGTGGTACTCGATCAGGACTTTTCTGGGAAATCTGCAGATTGCTTGACGAAACAAGAGCGCAAAATTTTATCCTCGAAAATGTGCCTGGCTTACTTAACTCGAACAACGGTGCAGACATGGCCGTTGTTCTTGAAGCGTTGGTCGAGCGCGGGTATCGCGTTGCCTACAGGGTACTTGATGCTCAACACTTCGGAGTTCCCCAACGCCGCCGTAGAGTGTTCATTGTCGGATGTCTTGGAGACACAGGGAGATCACCTGAAGAAATACTCGCTATCGCCGAAGGCCGCGCTGGGTATCTTGCGCAGAGCAAATCGAAGGGAAAAGACACTGCCACCGCAACTGGAGCAAGCGTTGCGCGTATGCGCGGATTCGGAGATTACGAAGTAGATTCAAAATCATCTGCACTTAAAGCAAGGGATTACAAGGATGCAACCGATCTTGTCATTCACGAAAGCTAAGCGGGCGCAGACAAATGAAGATTACGAAACTTGGATTGCGGGGGGGGTAGTGCCAACATTGAACGCAATGGATAACAACGGCGAAGCATTTGCCACCGTACTTATTATTGATGGCACTCGCGTAAATGATGTGCGGGTGTATGAAGATGGCATTGTGCCAACAGTTATTTCAAGATATGGAACAGGCGGGGGGAATGTGCCGATGGTATTTCCAATAGATGATGCAAGAGAGTTAGAAAAGCACCAAAATGGAACTGGCATTGGTGCTGAAGGCGCACCTGCATACACATTAGATAGGCAACAGGCACCTGCAGTTGTTATTACAGATGAACCTTTAGTAATGCGCGATAGGGAAGGCAAGCCGGGTGGTGGCAAAGGTCCATTGATTTCAGATACGGCCTTTACTTTAGCCACATCAAATTTTCATACATTATTTCAGCCTAAGATTGTAGCACCAACACTTTCAGCATCAAATAATCCATCGCGATCACCACAATCAAGTGAGATAACTGCTCAAGTTGATGCAATGGTGCGTGAAACTGGTGTCGTGCGCCGATTGACACCAATGGAATGTGAGCGCCTTCAGGGGTTTCCTGATGATTGGACCGATGGGCAGGCAGATTCAAACCGATATAAGCAAATGGGAAACGCGGTAGCGGTTCCTGTTGTGGAGTGGATTATCTCGCGCATGGTTGCAGATGATGAGTGAACTACTACCAATCTCTCTGCGATTTCTCAAGCAAGGCATCTCTGTAGTTCCAGTTGCCAATGACGGTTCCAAGCGACCTGCGTTTGCTTGGCAGAGATTTCAGCAAGAACTGCCAGTTGCAGATGAATTACTCATGTGGTTCAAAGATGGTGTTGATGGCATTGGAGTTATTACTGGCAAGGTATCGGGCAATTTAGAGATGCTAGAACTTGAAGGCCGAGCAGTTGCCGAGAAGATGCACCTTGACATTGCAGAGATTGCCAATAACTCAGGGCTTGGCGATTTGTGGAACACCCTTAATGCTGGTTATGTCGAGATTACACCATCAGGCGGGCTTCATTGGCTTTATCGTGTATCCAATGGCGAGTTACCAGGCAATACTAAGTTAGCCCGAAAGCCCGGTGAAAACGGCGGTGTGGATGTATGGGCCGAAACGCGAAGCGAAGGTGGCTTTACAATCACCGCGCCCAGTGGCGGTGCCACTCATCCTTCAGGGGGCAATTGGGTTCTCATTGGCGGATCAATAGAGACAATTCCAACAATCACAATGGAACAACGCAACGCACTGCACAATATCTTTGCAATGTTTGATGAGATGCCTAAAGCTGAAAGCATCCAACAAGAAGTAGCAACCAAACACGATGGCATCCTGACCCCTGGTGATGATTACAATGCCCGTACCACTTGGGAAGAATTACTTACGCCACTTGGCTGGAGCATCGTCTATCGCAAAGGCGAAGCAACAGTGTGGCGCAGACCAGGCAAGGCCGAAGGCATATCAGCCACCACCAACTTCAATGGCAACGATAAGTTCTATGTATTTACTACTTCAACGCAGTTTGAATCAGAAACTTCATATTCCAAGTTTGCCTTCTTTGCAACTATCAAACACGGCGGAGATTTCAAGGCAGCAGCCAATGATTTACGCAATCAAGGCTACGGGGCGCAATCTCTTAATTCTTTTGATGTAAGCAATAATCTGATGCCTTCAGGTAACCTTTTGGAACCTTTGGTAAAAGCATCCAATGAAGATGAATCCAGTTGGAAACCAATCGCCCTAAAGGATTACTTTGACGGCTTATTCCAGGCACCGATTGCAACCATCCTCAAGCGCTCAGATGGTCACGGCCTTATCTACACTGGCCGTGTTCACTCTATCTATGGTGAATCTGAGTCAGGTAAATCGTGGGTAGCACAAATTGCCAGCGCCGAGTGCCTCAAGGCTGACAAAAAGGTTATCTACATTGATTTTGAATCAGATGCTTCAGATGTGGTTGGGCGTATGAAATCACTAGGCGTATCACGGGCAAATCTGCTCCAATACTTTACTTATATTCGCCCTGATGGTCCACGCGATGTTGACGATCCATATTGGCAAGCCATCCTTGAGCCACAATCGGCAGAGTTAATCATCATTGACGGTGTAACCGAATCCCTGACAATGTGGGGTGGCGAGACAAAAGATAACGATGCCATTACCCGTTGGATGCGCATATTCCCAAGAACAGTAGCAACCGCCTCAGGCGCTGCCGTTGTGCTTATTGACCACATTACAAAGAACGCAGAGACACGGGGGCGATTTGCCATCGGCGGGCAAGCAAAACTTGCCACCATTGACGGCGCTGCCTATCTCGTAGAGCCTCTTGAGGCACTTGCCCCTGGGCGAACAGGAACGCTGACAATGAGAGTGACTAAGGACCGCCCTGGATTCATCCGCAAGATTGCTGGAATGTGGAGAAAGTCAGATAGAACCCAAGAGGCAGCAGTTTTCACCATTGATTCGACTAGGGCATTGATGGAATATGTGATTGGTGTGCCATTACTTGAGGACGAGCTAGAGGCCAACAAAGAGTTTAAGAAGTCAAAAGAGGTTATTGAGTTTATCCACAATCATCCTGGTTGCACTCGCCGATTGATTCAAGAAGGTGTCCACGGGTCCAAAGAAGTCATTGGGGATCACCTCAACGACCTTTTGGCAGGTGGCTGGGTCGAGAATCGGGGCAATGACAGGTCCTTTATTTTGTATATCACCGATGATGGAAAGAGCCATTTCAACCTTTTGGATGCCGAAATCACACATTTGGTGGTGGGTTGAGGTGTTCCGTTCTGTTCCTTTTGTGTTCCTTTTTAAAAAGGGAACACAGGTAGAAATGAGCGTAATCGGTGTTCGTTCCGTTCCGTATCTATATAGATACGGAAAAAGGAACACCATTATCTCGGTACAGGAACGCCTACGATGAGTGAGTTAGATTTCAAACCTATCAGTTGCAAAAAATGTGGCAATCTGATTTGGGCAGGTGTCTCTGCAACCAGTCGGTGCGACATCAAACTTGATACGGCTCGACTCAACCTTGTCGAAGAAGTCATTGCACTCACTAATGGGGTTGGCACCTACCAAATCCATCGCACCGCCCTATCCTTTGAAGCAACCCGAAGAACGGCAACGCGAATGGGTGTTGCCGATCCCATTGTGCTTGCCACCCATAGTTGCAGGGCGCTCACGGTATTTGCCGAGCAACCCCCTGAATACTTCAGCCGCCCAAAGTTATCCACAACCAGTGAGAAGGTGCCATTTTGAACTGCAACATCTGCCTGCGCCCAGCCAATGAATTAGTCGTATGCCGTGGATGCCATAAGGCAATAACTGGTTGGCTTATGGCTATCCCATTCCTGCGCCGCGAAGCTGAAGATTTCATCGCACCAGGTAGGTCAGGCAGTGGCAGTGTCAGCGCCGAGCGATCCATCGGGGTCAATGTCAATGCACTCGATTACTCAATGGGCAATGAACTGCTAGGAATCCTACACAGTTGGGAGTCCGAGATTCGCAGCGCTAGGCAGTTGACACCGCCCGCGCTACTGAAGAAGGAATCAAGTATTGACCGTGAGGTTGAGGTTGCCTGCAATTTCCAACTACATCACCTTGAATGGACATTAGGCCAAGATTGGGCAGCAGATTTCTATGGTGAGATTAAAGAGCAACACGCAAAGGGTATGGCTGCTGCAAAGCAATTTGTTGAGCAACCCCGGCGGATTCCTTGCCCAACTGATGAGTGTGGCAAATATGTAGTCATTGATGCAGAAAACCTTATGAGTGATGTTACTTGTTTCGGGTGTAAGCAATCGTGGACTGTATTGCGACTGGTGGCATTGGCGATGAGCAATCCCAACCGTAAGTTCTTTTTAGATGCAGAGGCAATAGCTTTATGGCTTGGCATTAGCCAACGCCAGGTGCATAAGATTATTAAGGCTCACAGTATTGAACGCCGTGGTAGTTTGTATGACTTAGCGGCAGTGATTGCTAACCGCTAAAACTTGACACAAAGTTCTAAATCCTTTGCTACACTTTCGTTAACAGGTATTGCCATCCACTTAATCAGCCCAGCCAATAGGTTTGGGCTTTATTTGTTTATGGGATAGGTATGGATACCGAGACAATACAAGAAATAGATGAGGCGTTATCGCACGCTATTGATACACGCGCTAAAACAATTGATTCTAAGAAGCACATCGTTGATAAGTTCATTGATGATTTACTCGATAGCCGATTGGAGTTAACTAGATGTTCAGCGTTTCTGTAACAATTGGTGATGTATCAACAGACATTATGACTGATCAGCAGTTATCTTTTGATGCTATTGAAACGATATTAACAAGAGCAACTAACTCAACTCTTGATGCCTACAATCGTTATGTAGTAGTGAATGAAGATTTTGAATCTTTAACTGAGGAAGATGAATAACACACAGATTTGCCGTAAATGTAATACTGATAAACCTTTAATGAAGTTTCATAAGGATAAGCGAACACCTAACAAAAGAAGAACTACTTGCAATGACTGCAGAAACATACACAAAAGAGTTACCAACATTTCATCAAATCATAGAAAAGATTTGCTTAAGGAACAAAATAACTCTTGTGCTATTTGCGGAATCAATGCAGAAGAACTCAAAAGAAAGCTAAGTGTTGACCATAACCACGAAACCAATCAGGTGCGTGGATTGTTGTGCAACAGTTGCAACTTAGGCTTAGGCCAGTTTAAAGATTCTGTTGTGTTCTTATCTTATGCAATCGAATACTTGGAGCGTTACGATGGTATTGCCTAGACCGTGTGCAGGATGTGGTCGAGTAGTCCGAGCAAGTAGATGTGTTGAGTGTCAGCGCGTTAAAGACCGCGCCCGCCCTACCCGCACCCAGCGTGGCTACGACTACAGTTGGAACAAGTTAAGTAAGTATTTAAGAGAGCAGCAACCTTATTGTTCTATTCCAGGTTGCACTAACAAAGATTTAACAGTCGATCACATAATTCCTTTAAGTGATGCACCCCACCTACGCCTAGAGATTACAAACTTAAAAGTGCTTTGTCGGATGCACAATTCCCGCAAAGGAAACTCATAGCACATCACCCCCCCGTGGCACTACTGGGTACGGGTATAAAGTTGCTTAAACAAGCGTGGTATAAACCCCGATGCCCTGAGGGCGCACATCGCCGATGTGTGGGGGGTGGCGGGTTTGAACTGGTTTGAACTGATTTGCACCAAATGTCCGAATTTTAAAAAAGCAAGGTAATCGAAACTAACGGGGGCGTTAGATTCCTGAGCGAATGGAAACAAGTGAGCGCACCAAAGCCGAATGAAGTAAAGAGAAAGAACGGAAACCCAGGCAAACAAAAACTGCCTGATCTCAAGAATGTAATTGCATTACCACAAATCAAAAGCGATGCGCCATTGCACCTTAGCGATGCTGGCAAAAAGTTGTGGTCAGATGTGCGCGAGATAGCACCGTGGATTGCAACCAGCGATAGCAAGTTGCTGATTGAACTTTGCGAGAAGATGGACAAGAAGTACGAGCTACAGGCGAAGATGGCCAAATCAGATTTTGTTCTTTACACCGACAAGGGTTACGCCTACGCAAATCCTTTGTTTGGAATGTTAAACACCGTTGAAGGTGACATTATCAAATTGCTTTCATTGCTTGGCTTAACGCCGATTGATCGTAGTAAGTTGGGGGTTGCTGAAGTAACGACTAAGGGTAAGTTGGCCCAGTTGTTAGAGCAGCAAAAGAAGAATGGCTGATGTTGCAGGTTGGCCACCACGCTGGTTAACGCCAGTGCCAATTGAAGATCAAGAGCGTGGCGATGGCGAGTTGTATGCAAACTTTGCCGAAGCCGTTTGCAGAGTTACAAAAGATTCTGTAGCCTCACCTGCAGGTAAGTTAATTGAACTGCGTGGATGGCAGAAAGAGTTACTCAAGCACACACTTGCCCGCCGTGAAGATGGCAGATTTCGCCACCGCACCGCCCTGGTCGGAATGTCTAGGAAGAATGGCAAGAGCGCATTGGCAGCATCAATGGGCCTTGCTGGTTTAACACTTGGCGGCAACGGTTCAGAGATTTATTCTTGCGCAGCAGACCGCGACCAGGCACGAATCGTGTTTGGTACTGCAAAGCGAATGATTGAGTTAGATGAAGAACTATCTTCAATGTTCACGCTTTACCGCGATGCAATCGAATTCAAAGATAAAGGCAGCGTGTACCGCGTACTATCTGCCGAAGCATATTCAAAAGAAGGTTTGAATCCTTCCCCGCTTGTTATCTTTGATGAAGTCCACGCCCAACCTTCTTGGGAACTTTGGAATGTTCTTAGCCTTGCTGGTGGTGCGCGTGCTGATTCACTTCTCTTGGGCATCACAACTGCAGGCGTTAAGACACAAAGCAACGGCCAAGATTCTCTTTGCTACTCGCTTTACCAATACGGCCAACAGGTTGTAAAGGGTGAGAAGAAGGACCCATCATTTTTCTTTTCTTGGTGGGAGCCAACACAACCTGAAGCCGATCACCGTGACCAAGCACTTTGGCTTGAATCAAATCCAGGGTATAACGATTTGCTGGATGCAGAGGAAATTGCATCGGCAGTTTTGCGTACACCTGAAGCTGAATTTAGAACCAAGCGCCTTAATTGTTGGGTAAGCACTTCAGTTGCATGGCTGCCAACAGGTGCTTGGGAAGCCCTAGAGGATAAAGATAGATTCCCTGAACCTGGTGAAGAAGTTATTTTGGCCTTTGATGGTGCCTTTTCAAATGACTCAACCGCCCTTGTCATGTGGTTATTGGGTGGCGAAAAGCCACACTTAATGGTTGTTGGCTTATGGGAACGCCCTGATGATGCTGAACAAGGCTGGCATATCCCGGTTGCTGAAGTTGAGCAAACAATTGTAGATACATTCCGCGATGAACGCTTCAATGTAAAAGAGATTGTCTTTGACCCTGCACGCTGGCAGCGAACATTTATGGTGTTGGATGAAGAAGGCTTGCCTGTTGTTTCATATCCCAACAGTGCGCAGAATATGGTTCCAGCAACACAAAAGTTTTATGAAGCCGTGGTCAATGAATCATTTACCCATGATGGAGATGAACGACTTGCCCGCCATATTGCCAACTGCGTAAC